AATTAATAATGATGCCGGTACAGTAGTTTCTAACATATGGTCACCGGTAGAGCCTTATGAAATTCCAAATGTAAATGGAATATATGACGCTCCCCTTAATTTAACAAATAATCCGTCTAATGAAAATATTACAGAATTTACGTTAACTGAATTATCAGATCATGTACAATCAATGGTATCTAGAGACCCAGAGTTTAACGGAAATTTTCCTGGAATAAGCAATCTTAAAGATTTGCCATTTATTACCCGTTTTGGTACAAGACTTATTACAAATATAAATCCTTTAAGTTTTGCACAACATTTCATCACAGATAATGATAATTCTGTTATTAATGCAATGCGTCTTGTAGGAGAAAATTATCAAACTTTTAAATTTAATCTTATAAGAACAATTAGCGACTTAACTGATAATTTGTCCCCCATTGATGCATTAGATGAAGCATTAAGAATTTTAAATCAAAATAAAACTACTACGTTTCCGTACTATAGTAGTGATATGGTGCCGTATGGAGTAAGCCCAGTTATCCGAACTTATAGGATTACTGACTCGCGTAAAACAAAATATGCTCTTCCGCCTGACGCAAGTGTAGCAATATTAAGTTCTAGGGGTCTACTAGTATATCTTAATACAACACAATTAATACGAGGCCGAGATTATAAATTCGATGACTATGATGCTAACGTAGAAATTTTAGTTCCTATTGTTCGAGGGGATGTTATTACAATTAAAGATTATCCTACAACTGATGGTAACTTTGTGCCTCCCACTCCTAGTAAATTGGGACTATATCCTGCATACGAGCCTGCTATTTTTGAAGATGACTCTTATATCAACGGACCTAAAACAGTTATCCAGGGACATGACGGTAGTATTACTATTGCATTCGGTGATTATAGGGACGAAATATTATTAGAATACGAAAAACGAGTTTATAACAATATTGGAACAGAATATAAGCCTGATATTTTTGATATTAATGCAATTCTTCCTGGCATATTTAGGAATTCTAAATTTTCCTACGGGGAAGTATTTAAACCAGTCTTACAAGATTTCCTTAAATGGAAATCAGCGTTTGGAGTTGAAATAGAAAAAAATCTAACATTTAACGTTGAGGAACCAAAGACTTACAATTATAGTTCCGTAGAATTACCGTCTGGTGAATATCTTCCTGGTAATTGGAAAGCGATATTTAAATTATATTTTGATACTGACCGACCACATGTCTGTCCTTGGGAGATGCTAGGATTTAGTGTTAAACCAACCTGGTGGGAAACTGAATATGGACCAGCTCCTTATACTTCTGGCAATACAAAATTGTGGAAAGATTTACAACTAGGAAAAATTGCACAGGGCACGAGAAAAGGAGTTGATCCTCACTATACAAGGCCAGATTTAATTAATATTTTACCAGTAGACTCTTACGGAAAGTTAATTCCAATTAGAAACTGGGGAATTTTAGCAACAAATGGTTCAATTGAAGGCGTAAACAATAATTGGAAATTTGGAGACATGGGGCCCGCCGAAACTGCATGGAGAAGAAGTAGTTATTGGCCATTTGCGTTGCAAATAATTTCTGCACTTACTAGCCCGGCAACTTATACTGCTTTAATGTTTGATACAAGCAGAATGATAAAAAATTCTGTAGGAGAATTAGTATATAGTAACGATAATCTTCCTATTAATTCATCTAAAGTTATACTTCCATATGAAACAATAAATGGGCAAAAACAATTTGCAAGCGGTTATAGTGTTATTGTTATTGAAGCTGGTCTAATTAAAAATTCTAATTATATTACAAATTTAAAATTAGAATTAACAAACGCTGAATTTAATCTTATGAATAAAGTTGGCGGGTTTATCAGCAAAGACAAATTAGAAGTAGTGATTGATTCTGTTAGTCCTAACAGTATTAATCCTGGAATATTATTGCCCACGGAAGATTATTCTATACATTTTAATGTAAGTAATCCGATTGATACAATTGAAATAAGTGGAGTTATTTTACAAAAAATTCAAGGCTATTATGTTGTAAGAGGCTATGATAAAACTAATGCATATTTTAAAATTAATTCTCCTATTCGTCAACAAGTAGATTTATATATTAATGTAGGTGCTACTTCTGAAGAATATACACCGTGGAGTTCAAATGTTTTTTATTCTACTGGTCAAGTAATTTTAAACAATAATGTTTTCTACAGAGTATCTTCAAATCACAATAGCGGTCTTGCTTTTGATAGTTTAAATTATCAAAAGTTAACCGAGTTACCAACAGTAGGCGGAACTACTGCACAACTATCGACCGGATTTGAAGATACAGAAACTACAGTTCCGTACGGTACAGTATATCAAACTCAGCAAGACGTAGTAGATTTCTTATTAGGGTATAGTCGCTATCTCACAAATAAAGGGTTTGTATTTGACGAATATAGTGAAGAATTAGGCGAGATACTTGATTGGAAGTTGAGCATTAAAGAATTCTTATTTTGGTCTACACAAAATTGGAACGAAGCGAATGTTATAACATTAAGCCCCTTTGCAAATAAAGTTAAACTAATAACAAATAATGCAGTAGTTGATAATATTTTTAATCCTTATTACGAATATTCAATATATAAGGCAAATGGAACACCATTTCCGTACTCAGATGTTTCGTTAAATCGAGAAGACGGTTATTGCACAATTTCTATTAACAACGAATTAGAAGGTATTTTTTACGTCAAATTAAGATTAGTACAAAAAGAACATGCAATCATTCTTAATAATCTGAGTCGATTCAATGATGTGATATATGATACAGCAACAGGATATAGACAGCGCCGAATCCGTCTTATTGGATTTAGAACAGCAAATTGGAAAGGAAATTTTGCTAGTCCGGGCTTTGTTTATGATGATGTCAAAGTAACACCGTGGGAATCTTATAAAGATTATATAGCAGGCGATGTTGTTGAATATGCAGGAAAATATTATAGTCTAGTCAGATCGCTAGCAGGACAAGCAACGTTTGATTTTTCTAAATGGTATAAGTTAGATAGTAAGCCAACTGCACAATTAATTCCTAATTTTGAATACAAAATTAATCAGTTCGAAGATTTTTATAGCCTTGATATTGATAACTTTGATATAAGTCAACAACAATTAGCACAGCACCTTATAGGTTATAGTTCTAGAGTTTATCTCGATAATATATTTTTAAATCCAATTGCTCAATATAAATTTTTCCAAGGATTTATAAGAGAAAAAGGCACCCGTAATGCTTTGAAAAAATTAGAAAGAGCAAGTGTCCATAACTTACAAGGAAATATTGAATTTAACGAAGAATGGGCATTTAGAATAGGGACGTTTGGAGCGTTTGGATCCCTTGATGAAATTGAATTTCCTCTTAATGAATTGGATTTTGTTGATAACTCCCAGATTGTTAAATTTGTTGAGCAAGCTCCTAATATATCCTACGATCCAACAAATTATATCACTCCTGATAAGTTTACAATTAAAAATCCAGGAATTGATGTTTCTAATTTGTTTAAAACGGTGCCTCCTTCAGAAAATGAAGAATTACTAGTATTACCCTATGCCGGTTATGCAACACTAGAAGATGTTGACTATACAGTAGTTTCAAAAGCAGAACTTATATCGGGTCCTGTAAATTCTAATATTAAAGTTGGTGATACTGTTTGGATAGGATTTGATGATAACGAAGACTGGGGCATATATAGATATTCTAGATTACCTATTGCAGTTAAACAAGTTTATTCTTATCAAGCTGGCGAAAAAATAAGTTTTGTAACAGATAAAAATCACGGATTAAAAGTAGGCGATGTAGTTGCAATCGTTCGGTTCGCACCTACATTAGACAGAACATATATTATCTCCGAAATTAATAGATTAGATGAATTTGTGGTAGACTATACTGGATCAGTTCCTGATTTTGTAAGTCAATTTGGCCTATTGTTTAAGTTTGTATCATCTAGATTTAATACATTTGACGACATTATTAATACAACATATCTTGCAGATTTTAAACAAGATAAAAAAGTTTGGATCGATAATAATATATCTGGTGATTGGGAAGTCTACGAAAAAACTAATAATTATTCTATAAGTCGTCTTCCAAATATTATTGATTATAATTATGCTAGGTACGGACAAGTAGTCAAAGCTGAAGAAAATTCTAACATATTAATTGTTGGAGCACCTGACTATGATGACGGAAATGGGTCAGGAAAGGTATTTGTTTATACAAATATAAACGGAGTACTTACTCAGCTATTCTATTATGGTGTTAACAAATTTCTTAATCAATATTATAACAATAATCTTTCACCTTCTCCAAAAGGTGGATTTGGAACAGCAATAGAGTATGATCCAATTGACGGATACATTATTGCTTCTGCTCCGTATGCATCTTATATTAGATCAGAATCTGCCGGAGGAACTCGATTTGTTTCTCCTACAACTCCTACAAGCACATATCAGAAAGAGGGACTAGTAGTTATATCGTCAGTAAATTCAGCAAATAATGGAGAGACTCGCTATTTTACATTATCCTGTTCTGAACCAGAGAATGGACTAGAATTTGGTAAGAGTTTATATGTTAGCAACACAACAACTCACAAACTATTATTTGTAGGAGCTCCTGGCAAATCTTATAATGCAGGTGCAGTTTATTTTTATGATTTAGCAATAGTTAAGTCAGTACCTGGTGTATTAACTTTTGATGACAATCTTACTACCTTTGATAAAAATACCTGTTTGTTTGATGCAGTAGGCGCGGTTTTAATTGAAACAAATGTTACAGCAACCTCACAAATAAAATTACCAACTCCTCCTATTGTTTCTGCTGGTAGTAGATTTGGAGAAGTTATTTCAGGTAATAATCTAGGAACAAGATTAGCAGTATCTGCTCCTCAATATAATAATGGAAACGGTGCAGTTTTTGTTTACAGAAAAAGTACAACTGTAAATTCTTATACTTTAATTCGAACTTTATTACATTCTGATGCGGCACTTGGTGGAAAGTTTCCATCGTATTCTAGATTTGGGGCATCAATAAGTATGACAGACGACGGCAATTGGTTAATTGTGTCTGCCGATCTAGCCGATGATAAGAATTTAGAAAAAGGAAAAGTTGCAGTTTATAAATGGTCAACTAGTGCTAATTCATTTATATTTTCTCAACTAATACAGAATCCTTCTAGTACTAACGGTCTTAAATTTGGACACAAAGTAGAGACAGATAGAGCTGGCGAAATTTTAGTCATATCTGCTCAAGGGCCAAATTATTTTTATGGACTAACGTATGATATAGGATCTACAACATTCGATGCTGAATCAACAAATTTTGGTGCAGTTATAGACGACTCCGGTTCTGCTTTTGTTTATAATAGATACAATGATAAATTTATATATGCAACTGAGCTTTTTGATTATCAAGTAGATTCTGGAAGTTTTTATGGTGCAGATATTGCAGTAACAAGAAATTTTGTTTACGTAGGAGCACCATTAGATGTAACAACAGGTACCACACGTGGCGGCCAAGTGTTTGCATGGAATGCAATTGATCCGCTAGCAAATACATGGAAATTAATAAGACAACAATCTAATTTAGTAGACACTAGGAACATTAAATCTATAAAAACAATTGATTCGTTTAACGAACAAGTATTAGACTATCTTGAAATATATGATCCTATTAAAGGTTTTATTCCAAGTCCTGCTGAAAACGAATTAAGATACAAAACAATATTTGATCCTGCAGTATATAATACCGGTACCAATACAACAGTTAATATTGACATAACTTCTTCCTGGGGAAAGGAACACGTAGGCGAACTATGGTGGGATCTATCAACCGTCAAATATATGCTATATGAACAAGGCGATATTGATTACAGGCGCAACTTATGGGGAAATTTATTTCCGGGAGCATCTATTGATGTATACGAATGGGTAGAAAGTGATTTTATTCCTAGTGAATGGAGTATAAGCGCAGATACAGCTAGTGGAATTGCTATAGGTATAAGCGGGATTCCAAAGCATCAAGACGATTCTGTATACGTTGAAGAACAAACTTATAGTTCTATATCCGACCAACTTATAAGCAAATACTATTTTTGGGTTAAAAATTCAATTTTAGTGCCAAATAGACAAGGTAGAAACATTTCTGCAAACGAAGTAGCTGGTTATATAAAAGATCCAAAAAGTTACGGGTTAAGATATCTACAGGTTCATTCTGCAAATTCTTTATCTGTTGTTAATACTAAAGAAACATTGGTTAACGAAAGAATTTTGTTAAACATACAACTAAACTCTAGTGATGCAAACAAACATACTGATTGGTTATTAATAGAAGATGGATCTGCAAATAGTCTTCCTAATTCATTATTAGAGAAAAAATTTATTGATAGTTTGTTAGGCCGTGATAGTTTAGGAAACGTTGTTCCTGACCCGTCTCTAACAGCAAGACAAAAATACGGAATTCAAATTCGACCAAGACAATCTATGTTTAAAGATAGATTAGAAGCATTAAGAAATCTTATTAGTTATGTAAATGCAATATTTGTCAATAATTTAATTAGTGATTTTTATAACTTATCTACTCTTAATCTTAAAGACGAAATTCCTCCAGTCACTAGTCGAGATTATGATTTAATTGTAGAAGATTTAGAAAAGAAATTGACTATCTCTACAAAGGAAGTATTACAGGCTGAATTTACAGCAGTATTAACTGATGGAAAAATTACCAGTGTTAATATTATAAATCCAGGTTTTGGTTACGGTAAATTAGATCCAACAACTTTTAATGAAAATGGTGACCCGATTATATGGCACGGTCCAAATATTACAATTGATAATGATACTAACGGCGCTATTATTACTACAGAAATTAATAACGTAGGATCAATTATTAATGTGTTAATTAAAAATTCAGGAAAAAATTACAATACTCCTCCTGTTTTAGTAGTAAGACCGTACACAATGATTGTCCAAACTGATTCTAATTCAAAGGGTCGATGGACAAAATATGCGTTAATTAATAGTGAGTGGGAAAAGATACAAACTCAAAGTTACGATACTACGTTGTATTGGGATTTTATAGATTGGGTATCTCCAGAATACAACCCCAATCAAGCAATAAGTGCAACTCTTGACCAGATATATCAGATACCGGAGATTGAAGTAGCAACTAATGAGTATATAAAAATCAACAATAACGGTGCTAGTAGATTTATCATTCTTAAGAAAGTTGAAATAGGGAAGTTAGGTACATATAATACTAATTTTGATATAATGTACAACGAAAAGGGAACTATTAAAATTAAGGATAGTATATGGAAGTTATCTGATTCACAATTGGGATTTGATCAAATATCACCATATGACGATACGTTTTTTGATCAAACTCCGGATGTGGAATTAGAAAAAATTATATATGCCCTTAAGAATGATTTATTTACAGGCAATTTAAAAGTTTATTGGAATAAATTCTTTTTTGCAGGAGTTAAGTATGCATTAACAGAGCAAAAATTCCTTGACTGGGCGTTTAAAACAAGTTTTATTAATGTTAAAAATGTAGCAGGCGAGTTAGATCAGCGGCCAATTTATAAATTTCAAGACTCTCAATGGTATGAAGATTATCTTGATGAAATTAAACCATTCCATACTAAAGTAAGAAATTACAAGTTAAATTATTCAGTAACAGATCCTTCAGACACATTTTCAACTGATTTTGATCTTCCAGGGATATACGACAAGACGCTAGGAAAATTTAAAACATTATCGGCTAATGATATTGAAGCACAACAATATCCTTACAAAGGATGGCTTGACAATTATAAACTCCATTTAGATAAAGTAATTCTTGTTAACACCGGCAAGGGATATGTAGAAACTCCAGAAGTTCAAATAATTCCTGCATCAGGGGAGACTGTTACAAGACCGGCAACTGTAAAAGCTGTATTAAGTGGCGGTAGTATATTAACTTTTGAAATTTTAGATTCGGGAGAAGGATATACTACTAACCCTACGATCTTGATGGTTGGAGGGGGCGGCCCAAATTACATTCCAGCCAAAGCTACTGCTGTTATGTCTAATAGAAAAATAAGAACAAATCTTATTTCTCTAAAATTTGATAGAATATCAACACACCGAGAAGTAGGATCAAAATTAGCTATTGATCAATTTACTGTTGTAGGAAATGAAAACGAATTTATTTTATCGTGGCCTGCTTTATATGACAAGACTAATATTACGTTAAAAGATAACGGCATTATTGTGTTATCTTCAAACTATATCCTTGAAGATTTTACGTCAAAGGTTAACGGGTACAGCAAACAATTTACACGGTTAGTTCTTAACTATTCTCCTAACCTAGGACATGTAATTTCTATCACATATCCAAAAAGTCTTAAAATTTATCAAGCATTTGATAGGATACAAGACTATTATAACCCTACACCAGGTATGCCCGGCAAGGATGAAACTAAAGGTTTTTCTCAATTAATGCAAGGCATAGAATATCCAGGAACTGAAATTTCAACACAACCGTTTGATAACAGTCATCCGTGGGACGGCGACCCATGGGGAGAAATTCCTTGGGATATTTTAAATTATTCAGTTACAGGATATATTCCAACTAGAGCAAATCTTCCTAGTCTCTATTCGGGTAGTATTGGCGATAGTTATATGGCCACAGATACAAATCATAAGTGGGAATGGTCCGGTACTGTATGGGTCGACAAAGGCGAAATTAATCAAGATCTTGATACTCTTATCGATGGCGGTACTTTTGTAAAAACGTTAGCCGGCGGGTTTGCTACTGCGGCAGGTACCACTTCTACTGATATTATTCTTGACGGTGATGAGTTTATATCTCCATACAGGAGTCACGCTCCTGAAGAGTCTATTCCTGGCGAAATACACGATTCTTTTTCTATAGATGTCTTTACAAGGCGGTCGTCTGGTAGTGGAATGATTTATACTCTAGTTCAAGAAGTAATAGCTAATCAATCTACTACAGTTCCGTTATCTATTAAACCACCAAACTATGAGTCAATTACCGTTACTTTAAATCATACATTATTGCAACCTCGATCAGATTATAGTATTAATTTTCTTGATAATACATTGTTTGTAACGCAAAAATCTGTTGGAGGCACACTTGAAATTACCTATATGGAATTTGGCGGTACTGGATTTTTAAGCAAGGATTCATCAGTTGTTGATGGAGATACTGTAGGTGCAGTTATAGGTTCTTGTGCATACAGAGATGTTAAAAGTGTATTTGTAAGTGCTAATGGCGTAAGGATATATCCGCCCGGAACGTTTTATGCTCAACTTCAATATTTTGAATTAACTAGAGCAGACGTTAAAAAGAGTGCGAGAGCAAAAATTACAGTATACGGATTAGGTATAGGTTATCCTACCACAATTACTGCTATATTCTTCGACGGTGATAAAAAGTTTAGTGAAATTAAAGAACAAGTTTGGCTTAATTTAGATAACAATAATAGAGATGTCCAGCTGTCACAGCCACCGGGATTACTTGGGCCTGCTTCTGCAAATTCTATTGTAGAATTAAACAGAAGAAGGCTTGTTCCTCCTAATACTACTTACTACGAGATAACAAGTCTATTGCAAACACAGTTTGATATTAACACTCGAAAAGTGTATCCAGCAAACTCATTTGACAATACAATTATTGAGGTTTACAAAAACGGAGTACGAATTCCGGTCGGTAAATACGAACTTAACCAATATTACAATAGAGTTGAATTTCCAGATAATTTCTTTAATTTAGGGGATGTATTAGCAATTACTTCTATTGTTGATTATGATTATATAATAAGAGGCAATGTGCTTACTATCTCAGGAAGGGTTGACATTACAGGTCCTGAAAGATTGAATATTCTTAATGAACCGGGGTACCAAGGAGTTACTTACCTACGAGCTATTACATTTACTAATCAAGATAACAGTTTTATAAGAACTGAAGTATATGAAGCAACTAGTTCAAGAATTTATAAACTTACTCGAGTAGTAGTAAATGATAATTTTGTTTGGGTATCTATTGGAGATAAGGTTTTAACTAGCGGATATGATTTTGAAATAATGGAAGATTTAAGAACAATTCGTATTGATCCAGATATTCCGTATAACGACGGCGAGCAAGTTATCATTACTAGTTTTACTGAACAAGTTGCTAGCCTCACAATTGGATATAAAATATTTAGGGATATTCTAGGTAGGACACATTATAAGAGATTAAGTTCTGCAGAAACTACATATCTGACTCAAGCACTATTGCCTACATCTACTACAATTACAGTTAATAACGGCGCAATATTGCCAACTCCTGCATTAGAATATAAAACACCAGGTGTAGTATTTGTTGCAGGTGAAAGGATTGAGTATTTAGAGAAACATGGTAATACCCTATCTAAATTGCGTAGAGGAACATTAGGAACTGGAGTAAAAGAACAGTATGGAGTTGGAACCTGGGTAATTGATCAGAGCAGGAGTCAAACTATTCCATTTGCAGAATCTGTTATTGCACAAACATTTACTAATACTGGTGTTATAAGCACATTTACCTTAACTCATAATAAATTTATATTTGCTAGTGATATAACTCCTCACGATGCTATAGAAATATTTGTCGGCGGAGTAAAATTAGAAAAACCTCTACAAACCGGCAACTATCGTGTAGTACATGATGGGACACTATCGTTTGATTCGGGTGTTAATGATACGATTTTAGAACCAGATTTTACAATTACAACTAGTACACAAGCATTTGGAACTATGTATACAGTCAATTTGTTAACTCCAGTTGATCCACGGTTAACAGTATCTGTAGTACAACGTAGATCAACAACTTGGTATGATGTAGTTCCGCCAAGTTTTACAGCTTCTTTATTCGATCAAAATACAGTACCTGCTACATTTATTAAGCAACGAGAAGCTATTACCCCCGATAACTTCTACTATGGAGGCGATTCTGTTCTACGTTTAGATGACGGAACTGCCCTATTATTAGATGACGGAAGAGAAATTAATGAGTATTAAAGGATTATAAAAATGGCCGCAATTTCACAACTACCAAGAACAACTTCAATAACACCCGACTCCCTTTTTCTTGTTACTGAAAATGGAGTCTCAAAAGTAGTTTCTTTTGATTTTATTAAAGCAAATATAACTGGATTTTCTGGTTCTTTTGGATTCCAAGGAAGTCAAGGTTCTACTGGATTTATAGGATCGTCCGGTTTGGGATTTACAGGCAGCGCAGGCCCAAGGGGCGACCCCGGTCCACCGAACGGTTATACAGGTAGTGCAGGTAGAGGACTGTCTGGGTATATAGGAAGTCCGGGCTTTATTGGTCGTGACGGTTATGTTGGTAGTGAAGGACCCAGAGCATATACAGGTAGTCAGGGTCCGGGCGGCGAATTTGCAGGTATGGGGTATGGTGGTAGCCGGGGAATTCAAGGTAATCTAGGTTATACAGGTAGCGCCAGTAGTGTTGTAAATTTATCTGGATTAGCTCAAAGTATTATTCCTTCTGCCGCGTTAGCGTTTGATATAGGTACTACAACTACATATTGGAGAACTGGGTATTTTTCGGCGGTGGTTGCAAATTATGTAGTTGATTACCTTGGCAATTCTTTAGTAGGCGGAGCTGGTGGCTTTACCGGTAGCAGAGGCGGCGGCTATGTTGGTAGTTCAGGATTAAAAGGTGATCCCGGATCGCCGGGTGGCTATACAGGTAGTGCAGGACTATTTGTTGCCTATGTAGGTAGTCAAGGTGCCGCCGGTAGTCCTGGCGGTTATATAGGTAGTAGAGGTTACACTGGTTCAGTTGGACCTACAGGATCTAATGGTGCAGGCTTTGTAGGTAGTATTGGTTCTAGGGGTTACGGCGGCAGTCAAGGTAATATAGGATATACAGGAAGCGGTAGCGCCGGTGGAGGTGGAGTTGGATTAACTAGTAGACAAACTTTATCCGGTGTTACTTCGTCATTGGCAAATAGTGCTAGTGGAACATTTACAATCACTGGATACAAATCATATGCATTACTTAAAGTACAGACTAGCGCGGCGGCATGGGTAAGAATATACTCTAGTTTAGCTTCTCAAACAAGCGATGCAAGTCGAACTAGTTTTACTGACCCCCTCCCTGGAAGCGGTGTAATTGCAGAAATTATCACAACAGGTGCTTCTACTCAAATAATAACTCCGGCTGCATTAGGATTTAATGATGATAGTCCTGCAACAAGTACAATTTATTTGAGAGTAACAAATCAGAGTGGTGCAACTGCGGCTATTACTGTTACGTTAACAGCATTACAACTTGAGGCTTAAAAATGTCTAACTTACGAGAATATGTAATAACTTTACACAAGCATGACGATCTTGATGAGTTTTATCTAGATATGGAAACACTTCGTACAACTATGTACGGAGTTATGCCAGACCGAGCAGTGGATTGTTTTGAGCGCCGACCAATTAGTAGGAATACACATTATAAATTAACTACTGAAGAAGCAGAAGAACTAAAAAAAGATCCTAGAATAATAGCAGTTGAATTATCAATGGCTGAAAGGGGCATTGAAGCAAGACCGTTTTTTACTCAAACAACCCCATATTGGGATAAAAGTAATACCATAAACAATGGTCATCGAAATTGGGGACTATATAGATGTACTCGCTCAGGCCAAATTGCAGGGTGGGGATCTGATAATACTCCAAATAAGTCAGGAACAGTAACTACAACTTCAAGCGGAAAAAATGTAGATGTAATTATATCTGATGGACATTTTGATCCAACTCATCCAGAGTATGCAGTTAACTCGGATGGAACTGGGGGAAGTCGAGTTAATCAATTTAATTGGTTTACATATCTTCCCGAAGTTAGAGGAACGGCTGCCGGCGTGTATACATATACGCCTTATTTTAATGTACTTGATAGCACTAATGAACAAAATAATCACGGGGCGCATGTAGCCGGCACGGCGTGTGGTAATACTCAAGGATGGGCAAGGGACGCTACTATATATAACATAAATCCATATGCTTCAAACCCAAATGCTAATGCTACCGGTGACTTCCATTTTGATTATATTAGACAATTTCATTTACAAAAAGCCATTAATCCTGCAACAGGATTAAAAAATCCAACAATAGTTAATTGTAGTTGGGGGAATACTATTAGTATCAACATATCAGATATCCAAAAACTTTTTCATCAAGGAGTTACAACCGATAATCCAACAATGCAAAATTGTATAGATGCAGGTTTTGGTCTTACCGTTGATCCTGATACAGGTGACGACCAAGTTATACTTCCAATCCTAACTAGCAGCGTAGAAGCAGATGTTAGTGATTGTATTGCCGCAGGAATTATTCTAATAGGTGCTGCCGGGAATGATGGAATGCGTGGTACAAGATCATCTTTAGATTTGTCATATGGGGACTATATTTTATTCACATATGCCGGCGGCACATATTTAAATTATTATGGTCGAGGCCATAGCCCCGGTTCATATATGATAACTGTTGGTGCATCGGACAGCACTTCAGCTGAATATAAAGCTGATTTCAGTAACTGCGGTCCTAACATTGACATATTTGCCCCAGGCACATTTATTATAAGTTCTGTTAACAATCTTAACAGTTGGGGGGGTACTTATGACTATAGAAATACTGATCGATCTCATTCAAAAATAAGTGGAACTAGTATGGCTAGTCCTCAAGTAGCAGGAGTAATTGCTTGTGTAGTAGAACATTATCCTAAATTTAATCAAGCCGATATGTTAACATATTTGCAAAAATCTGGAGAAACTAATAGTATGGGTGATAGCGGAAATTATCCAGCTGATAATTCTGATTTGCAAGGTGCGCCTAATTTGTATCTTAAGTACAAACTTGAACGACCGGTTGATGGATTAATGTATCCAAGATCTAATACTCTTTACAGGCTTACTTCTGGTCAAGTATATCCTCGCCCTAGAGTATATCGTTTTGGTCCAAGTCCTCAGTAAACCTATGCACAGGTAGTTTATGATACTAATTTAATCGGATAAATATCACTATGGAAAATAATAAAAATTTAGAAAATCAAGTTAAAACTGAACCTAAAACGCCGCCTAACGAGCAAGGCAATGTAAGATTACAGGGCCATATTAAAATTTTTAATCCAGAAACTAAAGAAGTTTACGTAGATAAACGTAATGCTATCCACTATGAAAATTTTAGTATTGCATTAGCTAGCGGCGTAAGCAATCAGGAGTCGGGCGTCATTGCAGAAATGGCCTTTGGCAACGGCGGTAGCAGAATTGACCCTACAGGAATTATCACATACCTTACTCCAAACGTTACAGGCAGCGCCGCCGCACTATATAATCAAACTTATTATAAAATTGTTGATGCAAGAAATTCTAATGCAACCGACCCTAGTAGAAATTTTATGGAAGTTCGGCATGTTGCTGGTACTAATTATAGCGATGTTTTAGTAAGTTGTTTACTAGATTTTGGAGAACCAAGCGATCAATCTGCATTTGATAATGCAACTAATCAAGACGGTGCATATGTTTTTGACGAGTTGGGACTTAAAAGCTACAACTCAAACGGACCAAATACAGGGTTATTATTAACTCATGTTATCTTTCACCCTGTTCAGAAATCTCTAAACAGATTAATTCAGATAGACTACACTATTAGGGTGCAAAGTTTATCTAGCGGAGCATAATAGTGTCGTATTCAGTATCATATACAAACCTTACAAAAGATCCTATTATAGTAGCTGATAGCACTATTAATCATGCTACCAGTATTAATTTAGTAGGAAAAAATGCATCTGGTTACGGACAATCGGTTGCTGAAAATTTCTTACATATTTTAGAAAGTTTTGCAAATACCGCTCCTCCTTCGGCGCCAGTTGAAGGGCAGTTATGGTATGATACTAGTATTCCAACTAATAAAATTTTAAAAGTATATGACGGTGCAAACTGGTTTCCTGCTAACGGTGTACATCAAACAAGTGAAGAACCACAATTTAAAAAAACAGGCGATGTATGGGTAGCTACTTCCACTAGCCAGGTTAAAATCTGGAATGGTACATCTTGGATTTTAATTGGACCAACAACTACAAGTGGTTTAAAGAACGGTATCTATGTAGAACAAATTTTAGATAATTTGGGACAGAATGCTGTTTACCATACAGTTGTTATCAGTTACGTAAATGACAATGCTATCACTATAGTGTCACAGGATCAGTTTATTCCTAATCCTTCTATTCTAGGATTTTCTACATTATATCCGGGACTTAATGTAAGCACAAGAACATTTGGTACAGTTCAGGCAAAATTAATTGGTCTATCTAATTCTGCACTTAATCTTCAAGTTTCTGAGGCTGTTGAACCTATACCAGCTGATAGCTTCTTAAGAAATGATGTTGCAGGACAAGCTTCAAGGACAATTCAAGGTTTTATTAATATTTCAAGTAATGCAGGATTAAGAATAGGTGCAGTAACACAAACGGTGCTATTAGAAAGACAAGGAAATGATGCAGTACTTTCAAACAGAACTAGCGGTGCAAAAATACATCTGTCTATTGTTAAAAGTGGGTTGCTAAAACAAATAGTCTCAGTTGATGGCAATACTCAACGAGTGGGCATTAACAATAATGCACCTACAAAAACTTTAGATGTTAATGGTGATGCAAGGATAGTTGGTAAAACTTCAATTACCTCTGCAGACGTTGAAGCGTTGTCTGTAACAGGCGGCACAAAAATTAGCGGAGCACTTACGGTAACAAACGCTGTATTTGTTGGCGATAAATTAACAGTAGTTGGAAAAACAATACTTGGCCAAAGTGGATCAAATGGTATTGCCCTTGAACCAAATAGTTCGCATAATTGGGACATTGGCTCGGCTAACAAACCGTTTAGAACAGTATATGCAGATAATTTTTCAACTACAGCAACATCATTCTCAATGGTTGCAACAGGCATGATTTTACCGTTTGCAGGAACTGCAACACCTGATGGGTGGTTAGTATGTGATGGATCACTTGTTCTTAAACTGTCTTATAACAATCTATATGATATTATAGGAAATAAATTTGGACCAGGGTCGGCAACTGAATTTGCGTTGCCAGCAATTCCGTTAATGGTAACAGATAATCTTGTACCCACTACTATAAATTATTTTATAAAGTTT